TTGTTTTGTTCGTGGGGGGGGGTTTTGTTTGAGGATGTAAAAAACATTCAAGAGAAAATAAAAAAAATTATAGATAGAGGATAAAAATGGCAATTGACCAAACAGCGCTAGACCTAATTTCTGTCGTGTTTTTGGCTATTTATTTAATGGGGTGTGGGTGATGGATTCGAAAGAATTTTCAGAAAAATTAAATACACTTGGATGGAATATTTATGACTGTTCTTTGAATTTAGGTCGGTCTGAAAAGGCGGTATTGAATTATATAAATGGAAAACGAAAAATACCAAAAATAGTCGAAGGTGTATTATTTTATGCGGATAAATTAAAGAAAGAGCGGATTACTTCTAGAAATCTTGCCAGATATATTTACAAAAATCGAAAAAAATTTTCAGGCGACGAACTTCCAGATCATATTCTTAATTTTATTATTAGTGAAGCAACAAAATCAATATGACTTGAATTTAGGAGATACGAGATGATTGATAATTTATGTGAAAAGTGTTTTTGCGCAAGTGTTGACGTCATGAGGCTGAAGTCCAAAGATGCGCTTAGAGATTCCGTGGGAATAGATGAAATAATGAGCAACCTTTCTCAAATTGGAACCCTAGAAATAAAAACTTTTGCTGTAGACAAGAATCGCTTACATAATGAGATTGGCTACTATCTTTTATTTATCCCACACAAAAAAGAGGACGGAGAAAAAACAGAATTCAGTGGGTTTATGGGATTGCGCCCTCTTTTGAATATATTCAAGCAAATGGTTTGCGACAAAATTAAAATAAAAACACAATAGCCGGCGGATTAAAACGGTATATTATCGTCTTCAAACGCATCCACAGAAATTAGAGGATTCTGCTCAACAGAAGCAGGAACATCAACGCTCTCTTTGTTATCAAGCATTTGCATCTCGCTAGCTACAATTTCTGTTGTGTATCTATCCTGATTGTTTTTGTCTTGCCACTTTCTCGTACGAAGCTTGCCTTCAATGTAAACTTTTGAGCCTTTTTTTATGTACTGCTCAACGATTTCAGCCAATCGACCGAAAAAAACAACTTTATGCCACTCTGTTTGTGTTTGTTGTTTTCCGGATTTATCTTTGTAGATTTCGTTCGTTGCAATACTAACGCTCGCAACAGAATCATTAGACTGAGTTTTGCGAATGTCGGGCTCTTTGCCAAGTGTTCCCATTAAAATTACTTTGTTAATGCCTTTCATCTTTTATATCCTTTGGTTGTTTTAATCAAACTGCTTATCGCAATGCCGTTCTTGTTCGATATACAATAATTGTTGTATTGGGCGAGAAATCTTTCGCTCTCCGCTCTCGTAGTGCTTAATTGTTCTCGATGATACGAAAAGTTTCTTTGCCATAATTTCTTGAGTCCAGCCCATTTCTATGCGCATTTGTTTGAATTCTTCCGGGGTCATAATTCTTTCTCTAATATCTTATTCGCTCATTTTAATTCGCCTGTTGTGCTGTTATCAGTGTTTAGCTGATAGAGACAGTATAGTGCACATTGTTCACGTTGTCAACAGTATTTTGAAAATATTTTTGCAATTGCAAAAATCGTCACCTCTGTTTTTGCAATTGAAAAGAATCAAAATACAGTTAAGAACACAATCAAAGAGAATTATCTGTAAATATCAATAGCTTGCACGAAATGGACGGATTCTAATCAAAGAGAAATAGCTCTAAAATCAAAACGCGATTAAGAAAAAAGTTATCCACAGGCACTATAGTTTTTAGCACTAACCTGTGGATAACCTGTGGATAAGTGTTGACATTCAATTCTTTTGTGCGTATTGTAATGCATATGCGATTAATATCTCTCTCTGACGCAGCAAATCTATTCAAGCGCTCTGACGAAAACATTCGTCTGCACATCAAGAAAAATAAAATACAACCAAAAGCCGTATTGATTAAATCTCGTGTTCACCCTGGCTCTACTTCTAAGTTTCGAGAAACAGAAATCAATCTTTACGATTATCACGTTTTAAAAACTGATTTGAGGTTTTAATTTTGGTCGACAAAACTCGTAGAAAAAAATTCGCCAGAGAGTACGTTGTGAATGGTGGCAAGGGGAAGGATGCTGCTAAAAAATCTGGCAGTCCTGATTCGTGTGCTCACGTCACTGCGAGTCGTTGGCTGAAAAAACCGGACGTTCAAGAAGAGATTGCGCGACACAGAAAAAATATTGAATCTAAATTAGATGTCACGATCGAGAAAAAAATAGAGCGTCTGTGGTCTATCGCTGAATCAACAGATGAGAAATCACGTGACGTAATCTCTGCTATAGACGTGCTAAACAAAATGCAGGGCAGTTACGTTCATCACGTTGACGTGAAGAGCGACGGAGAAAAAATTCAAGGCGGCGCAGTGCTTGTGTTGCCAGCAGAGCAAATTTTAAAAATCAACGAAGAGGAAAAATAAATGCATCGTTCAGTACGAGACAAATTATTAGTGAAGATGGATGAGGCTCCGGATTTATCCGAGATTATCGAAATCAGTCCTCAATTCAAAGATAAGGCAACTACTGGAACCGTGATAAGCGTTGGAAAATTGGTCGATGAGATTGCCGTAGGCGACAGAGTTGGTTTCTCTAAATTCGCTGGATTTCAGACGTTTATTGAGGGCGTAGAACATCGGACGCTTAAGCAGGACGATGTGATGGTTTTGTTAGACCCGAGCATGCCAGCGCTTGAAATTAACTTTCACACTGACAGAAAGAAATCGCCTGCTAAACGGGATAGTAATATTATTGTGACTCGCGGAATGGTTCCAACTATTAATTGATATGACTGAAGAACAGCTTGAAAGAAAGAAAAAGAATTGGGCGAAATATCGCTCTCTTTACGAAAAGTCATGGCACAAAATTGAAAAAGACCCAGAAAATCGAAAAAGGCGCTCGTGGACAGAAAAACAAATAAGTCGGCTGATTAAAGATATCAATCATCATAGTAACGATGATTATTCGACTTGGGATGAAATGAGACGTGACTGAAGAACAATCGCAGCTCATTAAAAATGCTCAGATATTGTTTAAGCCGCAGGAAGGCGGTCAGACGTTGTTTCTAAGCTCGCCGGCCGATTTGATTATCTACGGAGGCCAAGCGGGTGGTGGAAAAACCTATGGAGAGCTATTGTTTCCGCTGAGATGGAGGCATGTTTCCGGTTTTGATTGCGTCATTTTTAGACGTCAATTTAAACAGTTAACGCTGCCTGGTGGGTTATGGGATGAATCCAAGAAAATTTATCCCCATTTCGGTGGCGTTCCGAACGTTACTCAGATGCGATGGAAATTTCCGTCTGGTGCAAAAATTAGCTTTTACGGAATGGAGCTGGAGGACGATAAAGAGGCGCATCAAGGGGGTCAGTATTCTGTGATTTTGTTCGACGAAGGAACGCATTTCACAGAGACACAGTTTAGCTACATGTTTTCTCGCAATAGAAGTACGAGCGGAGTGAGGTCTCGAATTGCTATAACGTGCAACCCAGACCCTGACAGCTGGTTGCTGAAGTTTGTGGACTGGTACTTGCTTCCGCTAGGGACGCCAGACCACGAGAAGCGCGGCCTGATTCGGTATTGCGCAAGGTACGGAGACGAGTGGGTTTTTGGCTCAAGTCCTGCTTATCTTGAAGCTAAATACGGGATAGCGCCTGAGCATTGCACGAGTTACACGTTTATTTATGCGACGCTCGATGATAATCCGGCGTTGCTAAAGAAAGACCCTAACTACGTTCGTAATCTGATGATGTTGGGTGAAGCTGAAAGCGCGGCTTTATTGAGCGGGAACTGGCGTATTAAGAAGTCTGGGAAGATTTTCAAGCAAGAAGATTTTCAGATTTTCACTCAAACGCCACGCTACACGAAGAAGATTATCGTCATGGATACGGCTCAGAAGACGAAGGAAGCCAACGATTACAGTGTGATGCAGTGTTGGGTCAAAGGAGAGAAAGGTATTTACTTGATTGACCAGCTGAGAGGTAAGTGGGAGTTCCCTGAGCTTGAGTTGATGTCTATTGCTTTCATTACGAAGCACTCAATGGATTTGAGCGGGATTTATATTGAGGATGCGGTATCAGGAACGGCGTTGATACAGGCGTTGCGCAGAAAGATGAATAGACCGTTTTATCCTGTGCTTAGAAAGAAGGATAAGTACACTCGAGCATACGATACTCAAGGGTATATTAAGAGCGGCTATGTGTGGATTAATCCGACGGCCGAGTCGAATTACTTCATCGAGTACGTGAACGAGATGGTTGGGTTTGCAGCTGACATGTCGCACAAGCATGATGACCAAGCTGATTGTACATTTGACGCTGTTGACGTATTGTTGATTAAGGGTGCTAACGATGAGCGTGTTGATAACAGAGAAAATATTCAACCTAGAATTCAGAGGATTTGTTGATGGGTGATTTTAAAGAGACAAATAAATTCGTTTCCAAAATGATTTTAGAGAAGCTTAAGGAGAATCAATTAGATGATGGAGATATGTTCGCTTTCATGCTTGGTTGCCCAATAGAAGGAGAGGGTGGATTGAAAGAGTTTAAAAAAAATAGCCAAGCCGCTTTTGATAAAGGACAAACATCATATGGCCAGTGCATTAAACTTAATAGAGGAAATTTTATATGAAAAAAGTAAAAGGCTTCAAAGCCAACAGCGAACAGATTGCAAAGAAGCAAGGAATCCCATTGAAGAACGCTAAAGCTATTTTGGCTGCGGGTGCTCGCAATGCGTCTCCTGCTGCTAAGCGTAAGAACCCTGCGTTGAAGAGAGTGAAATGACAAAGTTAGAAATGTTATTGGACGATTTCTTTGAGTCTGTTAAGAAAGAGCATTCTCTAACTGATGAGCAGCTTTTTCTTTTTAAATTGACAATGCCGCTAGAGGAAGCAAAGAAATTTAATGGAAGATTTCTTCCAAGGGTTCCTAAATGATTCTAATAAGCCCAGAATCAGACAAAATAATCCGCGCAATGTTCAAGAAAGAAATTGTAAGCGATGAGGCATGGGAAGATTTTTGTTTTAACGCTAACCAAAGCTTAAAGGCAATGCGAAATATAAAACGGTTTTTAAAATCAATTAATAAGAGGAAAAATAATCATGGCAGGTAGACCTAAGAAAGTAGTTAATGAAGAAGCGGGCGTATCTTTTGAAAATAAAGCTACTGTAAGCGTTTCTGTTGCACACGCTGCTCCTGGTTATGACGCTGGAGACACAATTAAGGTTTTGAGCAAAACAGTTGATACGGAGAAGGAAAATCTTCGAAAGTCTCTCGATGACTTAGGCATTGCTCACTCTGAATCTGAATCAGTGTATGAATTAGCAATGAAGCTCGCTAAAGAAGCAAAGCGTGTAACTGACAATACGGTTTCTTCTCAGGCTGATTTGACTAAGAGAAAGCTGGCTTCTTATGCTCCTGGAACTAACTTGACCGACAAAGACTTTTTGCAACGCTTGTATTTTATGGGTGTTCCAGGTATGTATTTGAAGGGCCTTTATCTGACGAAAGGACAAGGCGCTCCGATATTCTTGTTTAACGATATGGATCATAAATTAAGCGACGCTCGAATTTGGGAGCGTATTCGTTTTTCTGGCGTAAGCAGAAAAAGCTTACGTGAAACAATGTCTAAATACTCTGTGCAGCCCGGCTCTAAAAGAATGTTAACTCCGATTCCAGGAATCAGTTCAGGAGCATAATAAATGGAAAAAGACTTATGCGCTATTGTAAAAAAGCAACGCCAAGCGTGGGAAGATGCTTATTACGATAATAATCAGCGCGGAAAGGACATGATTGATTTTGGCGCCGTCGGAATCCAATGGGAAGACGGCGTTCCGAACGACAGAAAATCTGTCAACAAAGAATCATTAACCTTTAATCTTTGCCACAAGCACCGCAATAAAATCATCAGCCAATACAAACAGCTGAGATTTAATCTGGGCGTATATTCTAATAACCGAAAAACGTACAACAGTGGCGAGCTGTCCGCATTTAAAATGCTCTCCAATCATTTCTTTATGTCTGATGATGTGGCCGAGACCGCAGACAAAGCATTAGAGAAGATGATTGACTTTGGATACTCGTTCGTTGAGGTTGCACCCGAGCGTCAAAATAATGAAACATTATCATTGATGCCATCTGTAAGATTGAATGAAGACCCTACTTCTGCCTTCTGGGATTTTAATGCTAGAACTCCCTGCAAAATTGATGGAAATTATGTTGGGATTGTTTACCCTAAAGTTCCTGAGCAAGAAATTTACATTAAATATCCCGGTTCAAGAAATAAGAATTTTATTAAAAAGCAAAACGAAGTTATTCGATATTGGTATCGCGCCAAAGAAACTGCTGAGTTTATAAAACTTAAAGGCGGGGAATATCTAAGAACTGACTTAGTAGAAGAAGATGTTGATGAAATATGGTTCGATGCGGCCGGGAAGTCTGACGTAAAGAAAGGCGAAAAGGATTGTATTTACTTTGTTGTTATTTGCAACAATCATATTCTTAAAGAACCTGAAATATACCCTACTGAAGATTTGCCGGTTCCCTATCATCCTGGATTAACAGTGTGGTCTCCAAATGGCTGGGTGACTCTTCCTTTTGTTTATCCGTTGGTTGGCGCTCAACAGCTTCATAATTACACGATGAGTCAGTTGGCCACTGCTGCTAAGAATGCATCATCGACTAAAGTTTATTTAACGCCTGACCATATTCAAACGAACCTACAGAAAGAAACTGCTGAGAATATCAATCAAATTGAAGGCGCGGTTGTGCTTGGCAAAGACCCTGATGGTGTTCAGCCCGTAATCGTTCCTCCTGCTGAGGTTCCTAATACGATGCTTAATTTGGCGACACAAACAAAACAAGAGATTGATGAAATCTCTGGCGCTTTTATTGATTCTGAATTAAGCAGCCAAACGGTATTGTCAGGGAAAGCGCTAGGGTTAATTACGCAAAACATGAGTATCAGCTCTATTCATGCAGGATTAATCGCTGCGCATATCAGCTTCTTGAGTTCTATCTGCAGATTGATGCAACAGATGATTCCAAAAATAATCACTGAACAACGTTGTATTTCTATCCGAAAGGATGATGGTACCAGCGAAGACATTTACGTAAATCAATTGCTTAAAAGCGGAAAGATAAAAAATAACATTAAGGACATTCAAAATGCCTTTCTGTACAGAATAGATTGCTCTCCAAGCCAAGAAATGCAGCAAGAGAATACTGTTAAGGCGCTCAGTATGTTTTATGCGGCTCCTCAAACAATTGATTTTGCGAATACTAAAGATATTTTTGCGCGTAATTTACCCATTGAAGATGCTGCAGAGTTTGAAAAGCGTGTGTCCTCGTCGATTGACCCGGTATTGATTAGTTACTCCAATGGAGAAACGACAAAAGAAGAGTTCATGAAACATAAGCAGCAACAGCAAATGCAGCAACAGCAAATGCAGCAATCAATCCTTCAGCAGCAACAAAAAGCGGCGCAAGATTTATCAGATGCTGAGAAGAGCAAGGCCGCGGCTATGCAGTATAGGGAAGAGACTAACAGAATGAAGGCAATTGATGAGTCTAAGCAGAAAAACGCGGACTTGTGGATAAAGTTCATGCAAGCCAATAGCGAAGACATTTCTAAGAGGGTGTCTCAAGAATTAGAGAAATCTGGTCAGGAAATTGAAGTCGCTAAATTTGTAACAGAACAATTTAATCAATTGGGTAAACATGGCAATACGTGATATTCCAATCAATAAAGGCTCGTTGCCAGATTGGAATACTCGATTTGGCTATCCACAGCTTTACAATATGTTTGTTGGGAAGAGCGGCTATCTTTATTGCACCCCAGGGTTATTTAAAATCGCAACGATTGCTGATTGCCAAGATGTGTGGATGACGCCCTTTGAGCAAGGCTCTTTCATAGTTGTCACAAAGACTAGTGTTCTGCGAGTTACATTTGATGGAACTATTACGTTTATAGCTTCTATTATTTACAGCGGACAATCGGTTCAGATTAACGAGAATCTTCAGAATCAAGTCGGAATTTGTGATGGTCGTTTTGCGTATGTGTTTGACCAAAATGATGGGACGTTCACGCAACTCAACGAAGACGCTCATGGGTTTAATATTGAAAATCCAATATCAGTGACGGTAGTGAACTCAATGATGATTTGGATAGGCGCTAACGGTCGCTGGTTACCAAGTTCTCCTAATAATGCGCTTTTATACGACCCGCTTCAAATTCAGCAGATGAATAGCTCTCTTACAAGAGCAAAAGGCGTTTCATCTCTCTATAACAACCTATTTATTTTCGGCTCAACTGGAATTGAGCGATGGGAGGCGACGCTTCAAACCAACATTTATCTATTTCCATTCCAAAGGGACAATAATTTTGAGCAGAATTTCGGCGCGTTATCTACAAATTGCATTGTTAATGCCATTAATCGTATCTATTTCTTGTCGTCGCTCTACGTACCTATGGCTTTAACGCCTCAAGGTATTGTTGAATTACCAGAAAAGTCAGAATTAACAGGATTCGCCAGAATTATTAGCGAGCTTCCTGATAAAGAGAGTGTTTCTGGTTCTTTTTACAGCTTTAGGGGAAATTTTTTCTTTCAAATGACATTCGCTCAGGAAAATACCGCGTGGGTATACAATCAAAACAGCAATACGCTTCATGAAGTGGATGACATTATTATTGCATCTGCTAAAAACACAGAGCATGTGTTGAAATCAGATGGCCTTTATCGATTAGATTTATCTCAAGATTATAAGCGACGGTCATTTACGACGCCTCGCGTTACTCTTTATCAAGGTCAGCAAACCTATCGAAATCTATTGAACGGAATCGAGGTTAGGATGGCGCAGGGATATTCGCAACCTGTTGAGCCTCAAAACTTAGAACTGTCTTTATCGTTAGATTCCGATAGCTGGTTGAATGTGATTCGAATACCGATTGGTAGAACTGGCGAGAGAAATAATCTTGCGATTTGGCGTTCTAATGTTGCGTTTCAATATGAAATCACCGCTCGAATTGAATACTTTGGAACGTATAACTTTAACATCGAAAAATTTACTTTAGACATTAACTAGGAGAACCCATGAACGAAGACATGCAAAATGCACCTTTAGACGAAAACCAAATGCCTTCTGAAACACCAGAAGCAACTCCGGAAGATAAAAAAATATCGGATATTGTTCGAAGCCGATTAAAAACAGCGAATCAAGCTCGAACAGAGGCTGAAGCGCGTGCTGCAAAAGCGGAGGCAGATTTACAGGCATTGCAACAAAAGCATGAAATGATGCACCAGGTTAATCAAAAGCAGTCGCCTGAGGCTCCTGGAATGATTCCTGTTTCTGAGGTTGAAAAAATAGTGCAAGCTAGCAACCAAAAAGCACAACAAGAACAGCAACAATATTCGCTCATGCAAAAAATAGGTGCAGCTGCTCAAGAAGACCCAGAATTGGCTCAGCTATTACGAAACGGAAATGATTTAAATCCGATTAAACCACTCTTGGGAAGATTAGGATACATCCCCAACATGCCAGCTGTCGTGAAGCATTTATTGAAAGACCCGGCGGATTACGCAGAGCTTGAATTTTCAACCCCTCAACAAATGGTCGCTAAGATTAATAGCTTAAGCAAATCATTGGCAGGATTGGAGCCTAAAGCTAGCGGATTCAAAGAATCTCCAAAATTAAGCGAATCAGAAACTGACGGAGAGATTTCAGCGGTGGATTATATCTACAACAGAGGCTCTAAAAAGTATTGACATTATTTTAATTGTGCGTATTGTTAAATTTGTTGTAAGTCGTCCTAGACTATAAATAGAGCGAAGTTGTTGCGACTTCTCGTGTTGAAGACACGTAAAACTTTCCGTCCCCTTAGACGTTAAATATGCGTAATAAGCAACGAAAAGGTTGGGCATTTTTAAGTGCCTTTGAATTATTACGTTTATTTTTTGTCTAAGGAGACATCATGGCTAACGTTACAGCTACTACAAATTTCGTTGCTCGCAAAATGTTGGAGTTTTTCCAAAACGGGCACCCTTTATTAGCAACTTCTAATAGAGATTATTTAGAACAATTCCAATCGAAAGGCTACGCAACAGGCGGCGCTATTCGCATTAAATTGCCTATCAATCCCCCTTCTCAACGTGGCTTATCTGTCACGCCTTCTGGTATTGACGACTTGGTATTGGATTACACAATTACTGATAACGATATTTATAACGTCGTTTTCTCTGGTAATTTGTATGAAGAACTGTTTGATTTCGTTGATATGCGCAAAGCCTTAACCGTTCCTGAGCAACAATCGCTTGTGGATAATTATGCTTATCCTGCATATCAAAGAATTATGGTTGACCAAGAAGCGGAAGCGGCTTATCGATTAAAAGTAAACTCAATGTTTACACCTATTGATGAAGTCAGCAAATTGAGTGCAATTAACAACTTCTCTCAGGTTTCTGCAGTGACAGTGTTTATGGATAGCATTCAGCTTGCTCCTGAAAAGCGTACTTTTATGATGAATTTGCGCGACGCGAACAATTTCTCAAATTCTTTGCAGAACATGTTTAACCCTTCTATTAACTCTCAAATCACTCGTCACGCATGGGTAGGTGGAAGTCAAGAGAAAGGCGAATATGCGGGAATGGATTGCATGAAATCCAATCAATTATTGAAACACGTTTCTGGCGGATTAAGCGCTACTACGGGCATTACAGTTACTGATATCGATGATTCAGGTACCGTGATTACTTTTGCTGGGGTTCCTGCAACAACTTCTCAGTTAGTGAATGCGGGCGACCTATTCTCGATTCCATCTGTGAACTTGCTACAACGCATTGGAGCAGGTGTTATTCCTGAGAAATTAGTAGTGGTTGCAATGGAAGATGCCAACGGAGATGGTGCGGGTAACGTAACTATTACATTGCCTTTCCCTCTGTTGATTTCTGGAATGCATGCCAACGTTTCTGCGTTGCCTGCCCCTGGCGCTGAGGTTATTGCATACCCAGACTACAACCAAAACTATGCGTACACAAGAGCGGGTTTAAGTGCCGTTCCGTTAACGCTCGGTAATATCCATGGCGCAATCAATTCCGACAACAAAGGAATGAATGATTGTCCTGTTAAGGCTTATGCACAAGGTTCTGTTGAATCAGGTGTAAACATCTTCCGTATCGCTCAAATCTTAGGATTAAGAGCGTTTACGCCATATGTTGTTCCTGTTCCATCAGCCGCACCTTAATAAAACAAAGGGGGAGAAATCCCCCTTTCTTAAATGGAGAAATCTATGAGTTCTTTTAACGCTTTACTATTAACGCCAGCCGATGTTAATTATTTAACGTCTAAATTGGTATTTCAACAATTATCGCAAAACCCTGAAACTTTAGTGGCAACGAATGATGATGTCACTATCGACTCGGAAGCCAAGGTTTTGTTGAATGGCTCTGGCATGGCGCAACTTAAGGGATTTGTAACGATTGATTCAAATCCATCCGCCGCAATGGAGTTATGCGAATTACCACCTCCTATTACACCAGCATCTGAGGGAATATTCCCCGTTGCCGTGAAACGAGGAGATGCTTACGTTGCTAATGGCATTCAAATCACAAAAGGCGGCGGCTCTCCCGTTGCTTCTGTGACAGTTAATACGCCTGGCTCTTATTCTGTTGTTCCAACTGTTTCTACGATTGGCCCTGGCGTTGGAGCAACCTTTGCGGCGCACATGCGAACGTTAACGGTTACTAACGTAGCGGCAGGCAGCGGGTACGCGCCTACTAATACGATTACGCTGACAGGAGGTACTTTCTCGCAGGCAATCGTATTAACGGTTGCAACGACTAAGTTGGTCTCTATCGCTATCAACGCGGCAGGCAGCGGTTACGCTGTCAATGACACGATTACGTTGGCGGGCGGCGCTGGCGCAACCCCAGCTGTTTTGACAGTAACTACCGTAAGCACAGGTGCTATCACAGGAGTGTCTATCACTAATGCAGGTTCTTTCACCACTAATAGCGCAACCTTTACACAAGCTTCTACGAGTGGAAGCGGAACAGGAGCTACCTTTAATACGGCGTTGTTCGGCGTGAATACTCAAACCGTGACAAACGTTGGTAATTATACGGTGATTCCTTCTAATCCAGTATCTCAAGGTTCAACGTCAGGTTCAGGTACAGGCTATACCTGTAACGTGGTCTGGCAAGTATTGAGCGTTGCCGTGACAGCAGGCGGAGAAGGCTATACCTCAAGTTCTCACGTCATTTTCAGTAGTGGTGCTGCAACGGCGAGCTTAGTTCTTGGGGCTGTAGAAAGAAGCAAGGTTATTTTGTTGAATGCACCGAATGCCAATGATGAAGTGTATTTAGATTCCGCTTTATTTTTGACTCAGGAATATAACTAAAGGTAAATCGAATGCTGGCTCAAGAGCTTGTTACAGAGGCATTATATCTGTCTCGATATGACAGACAACTTCAGCCAGCAATCGATGGTGGCGTCACTGCTGCTGCGCTTAATACGTTGAATATTGTATTTGATACTGTAAGGGATTTGATTCCTTATTCGGTCGAGTACACCTTCAATGATGTTAATGATTTGCTGGATACGCAGTTTGTGCAAGTAGATAACGTAAGCTTTGTTATTCCTGGCTCTCCTAAGCGAAATCAGTACCAACTTATTGCGTGTGATTTGACAAGATTTGTGGCCGAAAAGGTTATATTGGATTTAAAGGCGTTACCTGCTTTTTATTACTTTGATCCACTTAAACAGAATATCGATGTTTATCCGCTTCCTACAAACCAAACCTATGCGTTTATTGTCTGGGGAAGGACGCAGATTGGACCTTTAACGGCTTTTTCGTCTATTCCATTTAATGTCCCTAAATTCATGATTCAGTATTTGATTTATGAACTTGCCTCTCAATTAGCATTAGAGGCGGGCGTTCCTTTTAATGAGAAGAAAGAAAAAAAGCGTGCCGAGCTATTAGCCCAACTAAAGAGCAAGCGTGAAACGCCTTTAAGTACGCCCGCAAGAATGGTATTTGGGCCTACGCAAGCCGGTGGCATACCGCCATACCCATGGTTCTATAAATTATCGGGAGGTCCGTAATGGAAAATCAAAATCAATTACCAACCCCTCCAATGTCGGCTGATTTGGTCCAAATCCATAAATATTTGCTGAGCTTAAATAATTGGCTAAAGCTATTTTCTCAGACGGGAGTTCAAGCAACAAACCTTGGGCAATCTCAGTTAGATGCAATGGTTTCGGCGAATGATTTGACCCAGGCTGGGAAGATATTTTTTAACACCAACACATTGAAGACCCAGAAGGCGACAGTGGTGACGGGCAACTTAACTATTACGGACTTTTAATTATGTTTGGAATGGGCGGATTAGCTAATTTAGGTTTAGGTCTTGCAGGCAGCGCGCTTGGCGGGATGTTTGGCGACCAAAGCGGTGCGTTTGAAGAAGCGCAGAGACTGTTTCAAGAACAGGCGGCTCGCTATAACCCTTATATTGATAGAGGGAATGACGCTGGCACGAAGGGGATGGCGCAATATGACCGTCTTATTCAAAATCCCAATGCCGTGCAAGACCAAATCGCTCAAGGCTTTTGGACGTCTCCTTATCAAAATGAATTGTTAAAACGTACAACGCAAGCCATGAATATGAATGCCGCCAATACGGGCATGATTCAATCGCCTGCCGCGCAGCGTGCTTTGAATGACTCTGTGAATAACATGACAAGTCAGTTCATGAACGAGTACATAAATCGAGGCATGCAAAGTTATGGCCAAGGACTTCAGGGTTATGACTCTGTCGCCGGAATGGGATTGAAAGGTTTAAATGCGCAAGATGCTTTGCTTGAGCAATCTATAGGTGCAGGCCTTAAGGGCCAACAATCTTCGCAAGGAAATATGGCCAATATGTTTGGCAACTTAATTGGAACTGGCATGAATTTCTTTGGAAATATGCCATCTGGTGGAAATTATTCAGGTGCTTTTGGTGATTCAGGCATTCCATATGCCCCTTCATTGGGTTCGTCTTCTTTTTCAAGTTATAACTTGGGGTATTAAGTATGTACGGCGGAAGATATGGAATATGGGGAGTTGATCCTTACGGGCCTGACGTAATGGATAGGGCTCTTAGAACTTCTGAAGGATTGGGCCGTCTTCAAGGTCAAGGGCTTCAAAGACAACAGCTTGGGCTTGCCAATGAAATGGCGAAGGCTAATTTTGATTATCTTCCTCAGCAACGACAAATGGCGCAAGACGAATTTCAACTCAAAGAAAGAATTGGTAATGCGCAGATTCAGCATTTAATGGCGCAAGCGCAAGCCGCGCAGCGAGAAAAAGACCCTGCGTATCAATTTAAAGAGCTGATGAGAATGTATCAGGCTTCTAAAGATGACACTCCTGAGAAATTATATTACGGGGAGCTTCTGAACAATATGATGGGGACGGGCGGTGGGGCTGGCATGAAAGTTCCTGGCGTTACCGGTGCTTCTGGCTCTTCTGCTGGCGGAGGGCAATTAGGAGCAAAAACAGGGCCCAATGGCGGAATTTTGAACCAAGGAACGGTAAGTTCTCGCTCTAATAGAGGAATGGAATATACAGTACAAAATGATGATGGAACTGTGACTACGTATGCCTCTCCTACGATGGGGAATGAAACTCAGCAGCAAAATAGATTGGCTGCGCAACAAGAAGCGCATGTATTGCTAGATCCAGTCCTTAAAGGAATAGCACCATATCAAGGCGATATTTTTCAAAGAAATTCAAGATTCATGAAAGATGTTATTGCATCCAAGCTAGGCGACAAATCCGCGACAGAAAGATTGGGAAATTATGCTAGGGCATTGAGTTTAAAGCCTGAAGCTGCTGCAACAGTAGGAAGAATGGCTACTGGCGGAGGACAAGTTGGGATAGAAATGATGAATGAACTTGGTCGCGCACAAGCAAGAAATATCCCGGGAGAATTTTTAAATAACATGTTCCTTCCTGCAGAAGCGCTTGAGAAATCAAACAGTCAATATTTAGATACTCAATCAAAAGGAGTGGATGCTGCCGTTGGCGCAGGAAGAAATAACTACCCAATGAATCCGCAAGAAGCTCCTCGTTATGCTCAAGGCTCCGACCAACCTGTATTTAGATTCACGGGAAGTAGCGCTAGAGATTCTGAATCGATGGCTAATATGCGTTCTCAGAAAGTTCAATCGAATTCTTCCGACAAAAAAGAATCTACATCAGGCTGGGGAAATAATGGTTATGTCCATTCCGATGGAAAAACCTATACACGAGCAGAACTTGAAAAAATAGCCAGGGGCGGAAAATGACGCAGCAAGAAGCTCAGGAAATTCTAAATAGCCAGCCTGCGAAAAACCAATCGATGACGCCTGAAATGGCTTCTCAAATATTGTCTCAGAATCCTGTTGCCGCTCAATCTTCAGAAAATGAAATGTCATGGCCAGAATCATTAGCAAGACACGTGGGAGCAGGCGTGACCAAATGGGGTCAAAATCTCGCGAATCTTCCTAATAATTGGTCTGGCGGAATTATCCCTGAATTTTCGCCAAAAAGCTTCGACCCTTACAAGGCTTTTGGCGTTGAAGAGAACTTGGCAGATAAGATTGGTGTTGGATTGTTGGATTTCGCTCCATTTTCTCGTGCCGGAAATATGATTGGAGCTTCATTAAAAGGCGTTAGGGGCTCTCCGATGCTTAAGGCTAATTTAATTGGGGGCGGCCTATATGGCGCTTCTAGCAATGAAGACGACCGATTATTAGGCGCTGCCACTGGTACAGCTTTAGGCGGAGCGGCTCATGGTCTTGGTGTTCTTGGCGGAAAGGCGCTAGAAGGAATAGGGAATGCATATGCAAAGAGCTCTATTCCAGCGCTAGTTGAAAAAGCAACGCAATACGTCAAGGAAGGGTTAGGGCCTTCTGAATCAGGTGCGAAGGCATTAAAAGGCGCCTACGACACTCAAGTTGGAAAGACAAATGCTCTGTGGAAATCAGCGGAAGAGCAGGCGGCTGCATTGGATAATTCTAATATGAGAATAGACCCCTCTGCTTATAATAAAACGGTTGAAAATTTCATCAAAGAAAAAAGCGCGCTCGAGCCTGCAAAAGGTGCTAAGTATTCTGATGCCTTGGAGTTTGCAAAAGAAGAGGCAAAGAATCTTGCTCCTCAAAGCTTTTCTGGCGTAATCGCGCTTCGTCAAAATTTAAATGAACTATTGGGTAATTTTGCAAGAAAGAGAAATCTTGATGCCCCTAGTCGTGAGATGAAGGAATTCGCCAAAGATTTGAAATTTAGTCTTAATGATGTTGTTGGCGCAGAAGGAAAAAGCGCAACGCCTCAAGTAAATGATTTCTATAAAACCTGGACGGATGCTAACAAAGCAACAACGCGTCTTAAAGAATTTTATCAATCTCCTGACAAGTATGGAAAGCCTCAGCCAAGCCGTCCATTAGAAGGTGGTTTGAAAGGCGATATTCCAGAAGGCTCTTTAATGAATGAGTATTTGCCTGGAGCTGGACAAACAGGAACGCATGGCTCTCAATATCTTTCTGGATTGCTTGGTGATTCTCGTGCTGCCGCTGAAGGGCTTCGCAATTACGAATTTAGAAATGTAGGTCGAGGCAAAGACGCTAAAGACGCCTTTGATTTTTACCAAAGCATGTCGCCTGCACAGCGAGAAGTAATGTTTGGCGGTAAGCCAGAAGAGCCATTGTTATCTGCCGCTCAATCTGCTGCAGAGAAATATTATAAAACCGGTTATAGCAATGATAAGTCTCTTGGAAAGGCTATTAGAAATGCGGCTTTGTACCACGGATTGCCTGGTGTTGTAGGGTTTGGAGCTTCTTATGGGCATGGAGCAAGCCCTGGGCAGGCTGCGCTTATTGGACTAGGTCTTGCAGCAGGCTCAAAAGGAGTTGGCTCTATGATTGGGCGCTATGCGCAACGACATCCTGATTCTGTTTTGAGGGCAATGAATTCAAAAGGAAATCAAAAGCCAGGAGAGTATTTAAATCCTTTATTTAACGCAACATTGGGGAATCCTGAATAATGGCCGCTAATCCTATTTACGCAATTAACACACCGTTAATCAATTATTTTATTTATAAGAATGGCCCTAAGATTGGAGAACCGCTAGTTGCGGGTAAGTTGCATTTTTATAGAAATGACGACCATGCCACGCGTGCAGATACCTATTCAGACGTTTCGGACCCTCAAAATCCCGTCGTTAATACCAACCCGATTGTTCTAAGCGCTGTTGGTTCATGTCCTCCTATTTATCTTCAGGATATCCCATATTTCATTATTATTGAAAGTGCTGAAGGAGAAGTAGATGCAACGTTAACGAATTATCGTGGCGCGGTATTTGGCCAAGATACGAACAATACAAGCGATACTATCAATAATTTATTGGCAAATGGTCAATTTAGTTATCCTATCCAATTTAATAGAGAAGACCAAACAGAAGGTCAAATTACAGAAGCTGTTACTGAAGTTGCACTTGGATGGAACTTCGTTCAAGACTTTGGCGTCGAATCAAACAACGTCAAATTTAATAATATTGCTAGCGAATTGATTGAAGGAGATCCACAATTTGAATGTGTTGTAACGTCTATTCCGACACTTGCAGAAACAGTTAAATATTTAACGGCTATCTATGGAAGCGCAACGGCATTTGAAGGATTCGAGATGACATTCTCTATTCAGATGATTAATAAGAATTTGTCTGGAACGATTCCCGTCACAATTTCCATTGAGAAAAATTTCGGTGATGATGGTTCTGCTACTTTAATTGAAAATATAGCAACGTTTGATGTTACGTCTACTAGAACTAAATTTAATATTAGTTTTACAAACCCATCATCTTCAGGTGCCGTAGTAGGGCCAGGAAACTACGCGGCCATTCGAGTTAATTTCCCATTGAACCAATTTTTATCGGTCGGATTAACTAACGTTTTAATGGAGCTTGGTTCGTTTGAAAATCCTATCTATGTAGGACAAGATTTTTCAACAGAAGTTTCTCAGTCATTAGGCGCTGTCACTGAAGTAGAGGATTTAGGCCTTAAAGACAATTACGGATTGATGACATATTCTGATGGATTAATATTCCCCCTTGCAAAAACAGGGGATATTGTTTTGAGCGCGGAAGGAATTGATTATCCTGATAAGTTGGAAATAGAAACGCCAGGTCAAATATTGCCCGTATCTGGATATAGCGAAAAGAATATACCTTATAGACGTTTATACAATGTTATTGGAAATACATACGGTGGTTCTAATGAGTATGATTTGATTGTCACGTCTAATGGTAACGTAGTTACTTTTACGTCTGGCCGAGGCGCAAGACAGATTTCGGATTATACCAATGGAAACATTGGGGCTGGCTATGTTGTTGCAAATCCTGTGGTTGGATTGAAATATGATTTTGATTTGGTGTTGGACCCCTCTAACAATAGAAAAATTATTATGACGTGGATTGATGAATTTGCAATCAATCAAACTCCTGGAACTAGCTCGCAAAACCCAAACGTTGTTTCGTCTGGCGCGATAGGAAATTATTTTAGGGCGGTCGCGCCTGTTGGCGTTTCTCCTTCAATTCCACCTGACTGGGGCTCTCAATCTATTTTAACGACAACGCTTGATCCTGGCTCTCCTAGCGATAGACCTTCAGCAAGCATTGAGTTTGTTTCTGAAAATATTTCCTCCTATGTAACATATAATATTCAATGGAGATGGATTACAGGCGTTGGTGGATTGCCATATATTTCTAGTGCAAATTTATTAGAATTTGCGATTGACTTATCTAATAATTCTAGAGGCAGATACAGTGCGCCTCAATCTGCTGGCAATCTTCCTCCTATTAATGGTCCTGCAATAATAAGATTTATGCTTAATGGAAATTTTGGATCTTTTCCTGGATTTACACCGCAAGCAAACCTATATACGATTGATTTTAATATGCTGACATCGGAATCGTTGGAAAGCAATATCAAAAGATTTATATCTCAGATCGCCAATCCTTTTGTGTGGACAATAACAATAAATTCAGCGCCGCTCGCAAGCCAATACTTTTTATATTCATCTGGACCAAGCGACACAGGCACTGAGTATTATGGATGGTATCGAGTGAATGGTGTTGGAACAGATCCCGCTATTGGAGGTCGCACCGGCATCATGATTGATATTTTATCTACTGATTCTGTTAATGCGATTGCGCAAAAAACAGCAGATGCAGTGAACTCTTTAAATTTCAACCTTCCAACCCCTGGCATTAATTTGCCAGAGTTACCCGAAGATTCTAAATCAAGCTATTACATTTACTTATAGGAGAAAAAACATGTCTAGAGCAAACGACATCAGCATTAACGACAAAAACATATTAATCCCCGTTATCCCCGATGTGGCATGGCCAATAACTGAAGAAATGGTTGATACAACTTCTACAGAATTTTTAATCACCTTTTTTATAATTCGAGCTTATTATGACGCTTCTCAATTTGAAGGACATCCACAGCTTGTAATAGACAGCGGGAAGGTTAGTCAAGAAACGGGGCAGCCATACCAAAGCTTGATTAAATTTGCATATTCAGGAGAGACACGGTATTTCAAAGGACAACGAATTTTATCTGAAGGCGTCGATAGATTTGGAAATGTTATTACGTCTACTCCATTTGGAGAAGACCCAACAATAAACATCACTGCCATTGAAGCATGCGGCGGCGCAGGCGGATTGTAATGTATAGCCCAAATAACCAACAAGTCATCGTCCCAACAATGGTAGTTAATAGAAATTCCATTGGAGGAGGCCCTACACCAGGAGGCGATTTAATGGCCTATGACAATGGTGACATCATGGCCTATAACAATGGCGACTTAATGATATATTCAACAGGAGATTAAAATGACAGATTTAGAAATTCAATCGCTAGTAGACCAGAGAATTACAGAAAAATTAGCAGCTGTTTCTCGTCCGTGGTCAAGCGTTCCATTGGGAATTCCAACTACAAGTACACAGCTTGTTTCTTTAAATCCCGATTTTGAAGAATTCAGATATTCTATGAGCTTTATCATCGGAATGGCCAATGCTGACCCATGGGTAACAAAAGGCGGTGTTATAGTTGTTGGAGCGAAAGACAATGGAGAAGTTGTTATTACGCCGGGAGATGTTGGGCCATTAGTCAGGTCTACAGTTTTTAATGCTTATAATTGGTTCGACGCACCTTCTTCGGAGATTACTTTCGGTCAACCAGGATGGTATCAAGTATCTTATACTGCTAATATTAGAGTTGATCCATCAAATACAGGAACACTGAGAGCTTCAATTCATATGAATATGGACGGGTTTCTTGAGCAATCAGTATCTCATTGGAATGAACCAATGACATTAAGTCCAGATAACGACCGACGTTTAACTATCTCAAAATCATTTCTTGTTTCAGCTGAAACAGGCCAAGTTATGGAAAGTTTTGTCTCTAACAATGACAGTGATTTTGATTTTACACTTGCAAGTTCTAATATTATTGTAACAAGAGTTGCAGAGAATTTTTAAAAGAATGATTTTAAAATTAGAATATCTAAAAAATTTCACCGTAATTCCCACCCTTCAGTTGATGGGTGAAAAATTCAGCGGAGAGGATGCAAATTTTGCCGTTCTCTCCACTATCGCTCATGAGTCTCATATGGGAACATGGAGAAAACAAATTGGCGGCCCTGCTCTTGGAATAGGGCAGTGCGAAAAAATCACATATGATTGGCTATCCAGAAAATACAAAGATATTTTGCTGAAATTCTTCCCTGAAATTCCGCCGTTTGAAGTTATAGAAAATGACGATGTTTTAGCAGTAATTATGTGCCGATTACGGTATTATGTCGTTCCTGAAAAATTACCTGATGCTGGAGATATTAAAGCCATGGCCAGGTATTGGAAGGAATACTATAACACCAAGCAAGGAAAAGGAAATGAGCAAGAGTTCGTGCGTAATTACAAAAAGTTTGTCGAAATGCAATCGCCATGAACATGAACACGAACCCACGATTTGGAGCAGTTACTTTGAAAGAGATGAAGAAAATACTGAAGGACTGCACAACGAACAAAGCGGGTGATTACTCCAGCACTAAGATTGGGACATTTTTGTCGCTTATCCTAATGCTTTCTATTATCGCCAAGATTGGTTTTTTCGATTCAGAATTGTTTTTAAATCATCTCGTTGATATCACGATATTAATCGTTTCACTCACCGGCGGTCGTAAAGTTCTTGAAAGCTGGAGCGATAAAATTAGAGGATTTAAATGAACCCTGAAGTAATGTTATCAAAAAAACAAACTATTAAAGAAATTTCGGATTTACGAAATTCAAACAGAATGCTTTCTCATTTTGAAATAGAAAGATTAAGAATGCTAGATGCTCAGCTTTTCGTTATGAATTACTGCAAAGGATATACGGAATGAAAGAAGGTTTTGACCCTAAGGCATTCGTGGATTTAGCCATGGCAGTTCTCACGGGAAGCATCATTGCCAAAATCAAGAAATCAACCTGGGCAAGCATGTTAGGGGTTGGATTGATATTCTGGTATGCCATAGACTTTGTGCAGCGTATACGTCTTTTGTGCGGCTTGCAGATGTATCAATTTGACCTGCAAGAGCTTTACATAATTATCGATATTCTGACGCTCACGTACCTGATTTACGTTAAATTAAACCCCTTGGTTCAAAAGATTGTTTATAAGTTCATGTGGTTATATGCCTTTGCTTGGTATTTAGTTTATACGTTTATCGATATATTTGTTGAGCCTTTTTCTCAACCTAACGCCATTATTTTTCATCTTCTAATGATTGCTATTGCGACTAATGTAGTGGCTATCGTACTGTGGAATGAAATCGTTAAAAATCGTATGAGTTTCGGGGAGTTTTTTAAATGGTAAACAAGCTCTTATGTTCAATCCTTGGTATTTCCTTTCTGTTTAATATAATCCAGTACACACTATTGGATAATTGCAAGATTAAGATTAGGGTTCAAAATGAGATGGTTTCGATTTCAAACCAGCAAAGGGAGGCGGCAATTAAGGCCAGGGATGATGCAGCCGCATTGGCAGCTGCCAGCTATAAATCGAAACTAAAGTCCATTGAAAGCAAAAATCTCAGCACCGATGATTACACTTGCGAACAATCCTTAGATTTAATCATTTCAGCAATGAAGGAGATTAGCAATGCGCCTGATAATCCTTAGCTTGTGTTTATTGCTCTCAGGATGTTCGACAATTAGAGTGCCGGTATATGAGCCGCCAAAGCCCGTATACGTCGCAAAAGATACTTTGAGACCGATATTCACGGTTACTGAAAAGGATGGCTATAAAGTTAAATCTGAGGCTATTGTGAAGTCTTATGCTCAGTGTGAGGCGAGGATGGAGTATCTTGAAAGCCTGAAACCCTGAGTAGGCGATGATGATATAGAAATTCGATATACATATTGAAGGTTTGTCTATTAATAAATTCCTCTAAAGTTGATTTCATTTTAACACCTCGATTTCTTAAGCCTCTCTATTTCATCAATGTGTCTTGAAAGCTGGATGCTTTCTACACATTGTTTGATAAAATATTCAAAAACAAAACAATCAACATCTTCATGTTCATGAATTTTTGATAAATTACCATATTTAAATACGCCTAATTCTCTAACAAGAGGCTCTGATAATTTTATAAGTTCTGATATTTTCATTTCAACACATCTTCTCTAAAAATCTTATTGTAAGATCTGATATGATTTGTTTGTTTAATTCTACTGATTTTTTATTGTCTAATTTTAAAAATTTGTATACTTTATTTAAATGCTTCGCTGGCATTATTTTAATTCCTTTTTCAACGGCCGACAAAAATGAGCTTGATACATTCAATAGATTTGCTAAGTCTTTTAGTTTTAAATTACAGTCTATTCTATGTCTTCTTATTAAGCCCCCTGATATGCTGAGATTGTATGGATTATATTTCATTATTTCAAAACCTCATTAAGCCAATAAATCCATAAAATTTTCCCTAAAGAGCTTCTCGTATTCTACAGGCATCCTAACTTCCAATGCGACAGGAAAAATCTCTTCAAGTGTCTTCTGGCGATGATTAAAAAATTCTTCGTAGGGAGATTTCATTTTAACACGCTAATTATTGATGCTATCTGAAGAGTTAAATATACGCCGATAGAGGAGGAGAGGAATATTAGGAGTTCGGTTAGTTTGTCTTGGCAGTCGTTGTTCATGATTTTAATTTAAGCAACCTTGCGTAATATTCTTTTCCGTCTTTAAATGCTGCGTTCCTTTCCTCGTTGAATTTTTTAATATCTTCAGAGTCAAATAGTTTATCAGATTCTTTTATAATATCGATCACAATTTTCTCCAATTAGAAGCCCCTAGAGGTGAAACACCTCCATTAGATTCGGATGGGGTATTCTATTAGGGGCAATCTATTGTATTTATTATATACCAGAAGGTCAATGGAGATGCGCACCCTCGTGCCGTGTGTATACCCACAACATCTCCGAATAAAGTATATCAATTTGTCACACGTGGAACAATTTATTGAATAGTTGGCGGAGAGGGAAAGACTTGAACTTTCAACACCTTTTTAGGGCGACAAATGGGTAGTTTGCCTGCTTAATCTCTTGCATACCTCCCCAAACATAAAAAAGCCGGAGTTTACAAGGCTCCGGCTAAAAAACACAATACACACTGGAATAAAAATGAAAGTTTATTATTGCTCAATTTTTAGGATATGTCAATATATCACATTAACAAAAAATCTCTTGTTAGGAACGCAAAATGTTTTATCATAATCGTGCTCAATGTAAGCATTATGTTCTTGAATATGAGCTTTGCACAACTCAAATAATTCATCCGCCTTGTCTTGGTCTTTGAAACCTACAAATAACGAAATCGGCTCCGGAAATTTATTGGGGCAAAATATATTTACATGCGCAATATTTCCATCTGAATCAGGAATCAGGCCAATACTCAAAACTACACCTGCAGATTCTCTAAGAATATATATAAATTCGCCGCTATCTACATTTCTATCCGCATTTTGCACTAAAAATTCACGAATCTTATCTAGTGAAATATTTCTCTTTTCAGAGTACATTTTGAACATCTCATCTGGAGATATACAAGGTTGAAAGTGTCTGATAAATTTCTCAATAAAAAAATACCTTTCTTGAAGCTCTTGGTAATCCTTTTTAAGAAAAAGAAATTTCTCAGAGTTATCTCTAGAATATTTTTGCAATGATTTGCAGGAATCTTCCCACTCTTTAATTTGCTCGTCTTTTGTCATATTTTTTTATCCTGTTATTTCCGATAAGTCATCTTATCGGAAGTTATTGTATTCAAATTCTGATTCTACCCATATTCCAACAAAAAATTTTCTAGGGAAATATCTTGTTGAATTAAACATTCCATATTTATCACAAATATAAAACTCATAATGTCCAAATGGGATCTCTCCGTTAATCTTTCCGCACCCACATTGACATCTTAATTCTCTCCATGCGTTTACACGCGTTGCCTTTATCTCAAAATCTCTTTTTTCGCAGGCATTTTTTTTAATTTTCATTACTTCTTCATCTGGTAGACGCCAATACCATTCCTTTCCATGCTTATCTTCAAGCTCTTGCATTAATATATAATAATTATCTCTGTCAAGACGCATGGGGAGATTATTGTACCTGTCAAATTTTTCTTGCTCGGCAGCCTCGCAAGCGGCCTTAGCTGCTTTGAGTTCTTTAATTTTTCTAAATAAATTTAAAATCATAGTTAAGTCATCTTATCGGACGCATTCTCCGCCAGTAAGGCAATAAATTTTATATCTTAGTCTGGCAATTTGTTTTTCAAGCCTTTGATTTTGAATGTACATATAATATTTATTCTCATTAAAACCTTCTATCTCTTTTTTCATAATAGAAATCTCAATATTCATGTCTTTAATGGATTGCCTAAGTTCATGAACATCCCTAAAAAGAGCCTTATCTCTAAATTCGCACAAATTTTCTTTTCTTTTGAATGGCCACATACCCACCTCGTTAATTAGTCATCTTATCGGATATTTTAGCTTTGACATGAACAATACACTTTTGTTCATAAGTTAAAAATTTTCCAGCCTCTAATAGAGCGTTTCTCAAATATTGAATTTCCCTATCTTTTTCATTAACCAGATAGTGTGCTCCATTGTCATTAT